CTGCTTCGGCTTCAGAAATCATTTGTACAGAGTCTGGTGCTTCTACCAAAGGCATCATGCCTTGGTTTACAATGCGATCTCTCAAGCGTGCCAGAAAACCCACATCACTTTCTTTCACGCTGGTATCTGGTTCCTGTAAACCTTCACGTGCCAAATATTCACGGAAGTCACGGAGTTTAGCATCACGTTCAGGATCACCAGCTAGATTCTGATAGATAGTTTCCACGTTCTTTAGGTCATCTTGATCACGGCCTGGGCCCAGCAAAGTCTGTGCCACACGGTCAGGATCCATACCATCGCGTACTGGCTCATTGGTGGCACGACTGAACATACCGTTGGCTCCTACCTTGAGTCCCAGGTGTTTGGCCAAGCTGGACATTAGCACATTGCGTACCATGCCTTTGTAGGCTGAATCTGTACCGCCTGCATAGAAGAATGTGCCCCAGTCCACATTGGGGAAAAACATAAAGTCTGTTTGTACAAAGCCATTTTCAGCACGGCCACCGATAGGAGTTTTGAAATGTACTTCACCTGATTTGCGTACCCAGTCACGCGGGTCTTGTTTGTTCTGCTGAACAAATTGTGTGAGCCGTTGTGCAATAGCTTCTTTGTCAGCATCCGCTAAATCCACTGCCAAGTCTAGGTCGCCTGAAGTGGCAGCACGGCCAGTTGAACCCAGCCAACGATCTTGAGGGAACTGCATGCCCAGCACACCTTCCAGCCACTTGATTGTAGCAGGCACATCCGCTCGGTCAATACGCTGTGTGGCTGGCTTGCCGTCAGCAGTTTTAAATACGTTTCCGCCTTCTAGTAGTTTCATTTTGTTTTCTTAATTCCCGAGGTAGCAGAAGTTACTCCTGCAGCCTGAAGCTGTGCAATAATAGCAGAATCCCGTGTGTTTTGAGGATTAAGGGGCCGGCCATCAAATTGATAAACTACCGGAGCTGCTGCTGGGGCAACTGGTGTTGCTGCTGGTGCAGTCGAAGTTGTAGGCGGTGCTTGAGTTTTGTTTCTGTCAGCTATTTTATCTGTGGCAGTTTTTAAGAATCCAGGCTTTTCAATTGGTGCTGCTGCAGAAGGTACAGTTGCAGCTGGTTGAGCTGTTGTTTTACCTGTCATTTGATCCCTTGCTGTTTGTGCTGCCAATGCTTGTTTGGCCTTGCGAATTTGTTCAGGTGATTGCAGAACTGTTGCTGGGGCCTGCTTTACACCTGGGAGATTTAACACATTGCCAGCATTGAATCCTGTAGGTGTCACAGTTGTTGCAGCTGGTTTAGGTGCTGCCGCTGCCGCTGCTGGTGCTGGTGCTGGTGCAGCTGGTGCTGATGCAGGCAGTGGTGTAGTTTGTGCAAGTTTATAAGTGTTCCAATCCACACCAGTGGCTTTTTTAAATGCATCGTTACGAGCATCTGTAGCTAAACGTTTTAGAAAGTTTTCGTTAAGGGTAGTTATTTCATGAATCTGCATGGGTTCTCCTGACTGATCTAGAAAACTTGCCACTGTCTCGGGTACGGATTGCATTCAGCAGTTTTCTAGTGAGATTTTCAGCCTGTTCAGGCGAATACTCTGACTCAATCTGTTCCAGCAAGCGTATGGCAGTGTCAATGATGTTGCTGGCACGATTTTCAATCAACAAGCGGCGATCACGTTCTACATACAACGTGTCTAATTCTTCTAGTATACTTCGTGTCTTTTTTTGCATGTCAGCGGACCTTTGTATTATTTAGCGTAGACCCTTTGGGAATAAATATCTACTACGAGGACCCAACAATGACCAGTGCAATCAATCCCAACAACATCGACGGCAGTTATCCAGTGCCAGGTGTGCCCAATAACACACAGGGCTTTAGAACAAACTTTACCAATACCAAGACCAATTTCCAGTATGCTGCAGCCGAAATTACCGAACTGCAAAGCAAAGCTGTTCTTAAACAAAGTTTGGGCACTGCCAATGCACTAGTCAACAACAACATGAATGGTAGCACGATCTTCAATGTCAAACTGCAAGACGTTGAGTACAGCTACCTGGCGGTGACTGCTACCTCGGGCAACATCAACATTGATTACGCAGCAGCAATGTTTCAGCAGATCAACCCCACTGGTCCTGTGAGTCTGGGTTTTAGTAACTTTCCAGCTTCGGGCACAGTGGGCTCTGTACGGGTGGCCTTCAACATTACCAACGTGTCACAAACAGTGACCTTGCCGTCTGCGGTCAGTGTGGGTATCTCTGCTGTTGCTGGCATCAGTCCAGGTACACCAGGCCTGAGCAACACCATCACTTTCTCTGCCGCAGGTAACTATGCATTTGAATTTGCGTCAGCTGACGGTGGTACCACTATCTGGATCTTTGACGACAGCCGTGCTCCTGACACAATTCGCAGTACTTTTTTCATTGACAATGCCACTGCTGCCACTTCCAATGTAACAGGTGCGCTGAGAGTGACCGGCGGCGTTGGAGTAGGCGGCAACATATATACTGCAGGCAATGTGTATAGTAGCCGTATCTTTGGCGATGGTGGATTCCTCAGCAACGTGACTGTGGCGTCCAACGTGGCAGTGACTCAAATTGCCAACGGTGCTTCTGCTATGGCAGTCAACGGTTCAGGTGGCAACATTTCTATCACAGTGGGCGGTATGGCCAACGTGGCAGTGTTCACTACTACTGGCCTAGATCTCAACGGCAACATTGTGGGCAACGCCAACGTCAGCGGTGAAGTTTACAGTGCCGGCAACATCAACGTGAATTCAGGCAGCTACTTCTTGGGCGATGGCAGCTTGTTGAGTAATATATCTCCCAACCATGTGTTCTTTGCCAACAGCTACATGGGGTTTGGTATAGCCAACGGCAACGCCAACATTTCTGTAGGTTCTTCAGCCAACGTGGCAGTGTTTACTCCTAGTGCAGCAATTTTTGACAGCAACGTGGTGGTACTGGGCGCAAGTGGTGTTGTTTCCAACGTGGTCACCACCGGCAACCTTGCTGTGAACCCTGTCACACTTAATACTATTGCGGGTCAAATCACTCTAAACAATCAGAACTTGGGTGCAGGTTCTCATGCAACGTTTGTGCTCAACAACACTGCCATTGCCAACACTGACGTCATGATTATCAACCATGTAAGCGGTGGTACTATCGGTGCTTATACATTTGATGTGAGTTGTAATACTGCAAATGCCAACGTCACCATCACCAACCGTACAGGTGGTGCATTGGCTGAAGCACCTGTGATTAGATTTGCTGTGATCAAGAGTGCTATCAGTTAACCTGATTTGATCTTGCCCAACAACTGTTTGAGCTTGGCACTCTGAACTTCGCCACTCACCTTGCCGGACTCTCCCGACACTGCCATGGGTTTTTCCCAGGCTGGAGTTCCTGTTGGTCGTTCGCTAGTGCCCCCGGCTTCGGCATTGATCTTGCTTTTGGCCTTGATTGAGTCCATGATACTGCTTTGTGGACGATTGTATCCACCTTCGTCACCGCCCTCGTCTGTGATACGCATAGTTTCAATGTTGTATTCCAAGTCAATCTTTTGGCCTACGCCTGTGGAGCTACGACTCTTCATACACTGTATCTGATACTTGCCGCGCTCTTTCATGGCACGTGACGTAAAGATACCGAACACGTTGTCAGCAGTGTTGATTTTAGAGATACCACCCGAAATGTGCGAATGGTCAAACTCGATTTCTTCCACGGCACTACGGTTCAACTGTGACGCAGTGACCAACAAGATACCCAGTTCCTTGGCCAAGTTGCGCAGTTCTTCACTCACATACTTGTCTTTCACAAACAAGTCGTTGGGCGAAACTTTGGCGCTGACCGGCATCAACAAGTCCAAGTAGTCCACCATGATAAAGTCTACTTTGTGACCGGTCTTGATCTGATACTCTTTCAAGAACGCACGTACATCGTTGATGTTGCTCTGTGCTGGCAAGGCTTTGACTTGATAGCTGCCGCTTTTGCGACCCACCATCTTGATCTTGAGTGCTGCATTTTCTTTGTCACGTCGGATGTCCTTGGTGCTCATGTCTGTCAGCATGGCTGCAGTACGCAAGCCTGTGAGTTCTTCACTCAGTTCCAAGGTAATGTAAACACCGTGTAATCCTTGTTGCACCCAGTTCAAGGCAATGTTCATCATCACTAGAGATTTACCAGAACCTGATCCGCCAGCAAAGATGTTGAGTTCGCCACGACTGAATCCACCATACAGCAGTCGATCCATCTGTGGCCAGCCTGTTGACACCTGTCCGCCTGTGTCAAAGTAGCGACTGAACATGCCTTCGGGGTCAGCCCAGAAGTCTGTGCCCAGGTCCTTGGTCAAACTGATCTGCACCGCATCCTTGATCAGTTTTTCCACAGGTTCAAACTCGCCTTTTTCCAGCAAGTCTGCTGACTTCAAGATAGCACGTTCTAGTTCTTGACGTCGAGTAAATGCTTCAAACTCAGTCATGAACCATTCAAAGTGTCCTTCGTTCAAGTCTGGAACTGTTTGCAGTCGTACACCTGTGGTGGCCGATATCTGCGTGATCTCGGGCATGGTCTTGTACTTGTCCGAGTGCTCGCGAATAAACTCTGCAGCCGGACGTAGGCTGCGATCAAAGTTTTCGGGATTGAAAATGTTCTGCACACGCACATAGCTCGACGCATCCTGCAACATCATTTCCAGGAACAAACGTTGTACGTCAGTTGAGTAATCTTTTAGCAAGTTGTCTTTTCCTTAGTTCTATTTTGATTCTACTGGTTTCTCTGGCCTGCATGATAGTTATCAACACAGCAAGCCGGCCATATTTGATCACAGCATCGTTGACATCTTTGCAGTCATCACCCCAGTCAGGTATGCTCACTGCCCAACCCAGTTCCATGGCGCGGTCTATCAAGTCCAGGCCTGTTTTGTCTTGATCAGGCACCACTGTGATTTCCTTACCTAGGTTGCGTATCACACGGGCTTGAACATCGCTAATGTCATTGTGCATGACTGCAACACCACCAATGCTGAGTGCGTCAAATATGCCTTCAGTCACCAAGACCTGTGTCCAGGCGGCCTGCACACTGTCTACATTAAACACATAACCCGGCTGTGAGTCAGTGAGATATCTGGGATTGCGATCATCCAAGAATCGCTTGGTCCATCCTACCACGCGGTTGTTGTAGGTAAATGGAACGACAATACCTGCACGTTTGCTGAGAGCATCCACCATAAACGGAAAGTATTCAGGTGCTCGTCGTGATTGCAAGTATCTAGCCGACTCTGAATTAGGTTCCACAAACTCTGCTCCTGCTGGCAGTTCTCGTTCTTCAAAATTGATACCTTGCAACAGTTGCGCAGTACGTTCACGATCTTCAATGATGCCGTACACACTGCGATGCCGCATACTGTCAAGGTTCAAGTGTTCAATGTCATTGTCACTTACACCAAACCAACTCAAGAGCCTGCGGGCCTTAAAGCTCACAGAGCGGCCAAGGATAAAGCTGGCAGTGTAGCTACAATTGAAGCAGTGATAACTCCAACCTTGTTCAGTTGCCTTGAGTCCACCTCTTAGTCGATGATCTGCACTCTGCCCATTGTGCGTACAGCAAGGCGCATTGAAGCTGATCCACCCTGAAGGTGTCTGCTTCCGTTTGCCGGGCAAGTAACTGGTTATGTCAATCATCTGTTATAGTATAACAGAATCACCCGGTGAACTGCAACGATTAACGGTATTGAATGTTCTCAACTACACCGTTTGTGAGAACTACTGTGGCTGCAGTACTGCCTTCAAACTGGATAGGCAAGTAGCCTGAACCGCCGTTGGTCACTGTGACGTTGGCCACAGTGCCGGCACCGCCTGAGTTCAAAGTGGCCACAGCAGTGGCACCTGCACCATAGCCTAGGATCTGCACATACGGAGGGGCCACATAGGAATTGCCAGAATTGGTCAACAAGATTCCAGTCACTACGCCATCTACCACGGTGGCCTCAGCAGTGGCACCGTAACCAATAGAAGTGTTTAGGGCAATTCTCAACAAGGGATGATAACCCACTGCATTAAAATACACAGATTCTGTAGCATCCAAATACTCACGGCTTTCGGTAACATTATAAAATTCTGATTCGTAGTCCTGTGCTGCCTGTAGTTTGAGTGTGCCTGTGTAGTGCACCAAGTCCATTTTGACTGTGGTTAGGCTAGAGCCATTGGTGGTCATGTGGCTGCTATAAAACTCTGTACGCTGCACACTGTTGAGTGGCTGTGGGTTCAGTGCCCAGTCAGGCCAGCCAGTGGGGGCTGCACTCACGGTTTGATTTTTGCCAGTGATAGTGGGAATGGTAACTTCAAGGCTGGGCACAAATTCTGGATAGATACTATCCACAATGTTACAATCAGCACGGGCACCTGCATCAGCGTCAGTGAACACAGCCTGATGATAGCTGCCCTGAGTTCGCTCAATGCTGTAGCTGCCGGGTTGAGCCACAATGTCATTGGTGTCCTCTGGGGTCAATACCACACGCACCCGCCCGGTCACAGCACTCAGTATGTCCATTTCTTTTTCCACCAGTAAGCGATCGCCAGCTTGTGTCAAGAGTCTAAATTTGAATGTGGATCCTGTGACATTGACAGGCTTTTGATCCTGATTGATGAATTCAAAGAGCAACACATTGTCCACTCCTTTGTT